CAGCACCTGAGCGACAGTTTACACCACACGAAAGAAACTTTCGCAGCACGAAACACCTCCAGAAACGGGAACGCCGCCTGGTGTTTGAACCGGGCGGCGTTGATGGGGTGGAGTCTATCAGGGGATGGCTAGCCGACCAAATAGCTGCGCACAATATCCAGGATGTTGGTCTTGTCGGCTTCGGAAATGCCAAGAAACGGGCGGGCGGGGATGGTCTTGCCGGGGATCATGCTGTTGGGGCTGGTGATGCCGCCAAATTGCTGCATGGCGGCGTACACCATGGGGCTGCCGATGCGCACGCCGCTGGTGCCGTCGAGCTGGTAATTGATCTTGGTCTGTAGTGCCTTGGTTTTGCCGGTCAAGGGCTTTTTGGAAGCCTGGCGCTTCTCACCGGCCTTGCTCAGCGTGCCATCTTTCTTGTGTGATCCGCCGACGGCACCCAAGTAAAACGGGATCGTGGTTTTTTTGGAGTTTTCTTCCCACTCGTCGCCATCGGGACCTGCGCCGTCAGCGAAACGACGTTTCGTGCTGACCACAATGTATTCGCCGATTTCCTTCATGGCGGGTTGCAGGTTTTTGAATCGACCATACAGTTGGTCCAGCATGTCCAGCACCTGTTTGTCGTCAACTTGTATGGTGATCATATTGATGCCCTGGCTGCCAAACGCTGGGCGGCTTGGTGAAGGCGGGCATTGAACCAGCGGCGAATGACGTAGGAGCGCGCGACCGAGATAACGGTGTAAAGAACCCCAATGAAGAGGTTTTGGCCGACGCTGATGTGGAAGCCAATCAGCGGCAATATCACCAAATTGGCCACGAAGTTGATGGCAAAGCCGATGGCGACGTTGATCCAGGCTTCGATGAAGGAGCCAAGACGGGTTTGGTTCATGGTGCTGTCCTACTTTGCGTTTTCATGGATGGTTTCTATAATCGACGGTGAGGCGGTTGTTTCCAATGGGAATGGTTAGGCTAGGTTTTCCGACCCTATTATTCGGTTCGAATCCGACACCGCCTTACTTCTTCAGGGGTAGGTATCGCTCATCGGTCAGGATGTTTTTGACATCCACAACTCCCCCGGTAATCGCAAAGTTCGACACCAGCTTTGCCCGCACACTATCAAACTGCCCCTTTGCGTTGTAGTTGACGCGGATCACAACCTTGCCCAGTTTTTCACCCAAATCAATGGTGTAGACCAGCGTGTTGTTTTGGGTGTCCAGGTAGGGCGTGGCGGATTCAAGGGCGGTGGGCAGATCGCGCCAAACACTATCGGGCAGTGCGGCACCGCGTTCGGATTTGTAGTCGCGCAGGGCGTGCAGCAGCTCAGTGTCGCGCATCCATACGGCGGCGTTCTCCAGCACCACATTGTTTTTTGCCAGCGCGGCCACTATGTCGGGTGCCACGGTGTGGACCATGGTGGTGTTGCCGGTAGCCTGCATGGCCTGGCGGGTGGCGTCGAAGAGTTTTTGCCAGGCCACCAAGCGCTCTCTGGCCAGCGCCGGTTTTAGGGCGTCCCACATTGCGGCACCAATGGGTGCGTCCAGCGTGATCAGCTTGGCATCTATGAGGTCTTGCAGTGGGCGCAGTGCGTGCGCACCCGGCGCGTAGGCCCAACCTTTGTCTATGCCTACAGGTGCGCCGGTCTTGGGGTCAAGGGTGTCCCAACCTGCAGGGGGCTCGGTGGCATCGCCCGCCTTGGGTCCACGAACCGCCTGCACCGTGCAATGGCAACCCCAGCCGTTTGGCGGGAAGTGCGTCTGCCAAAAGGGGTGGTCGTAGCGTAGCGTCAAACCAGAATCACCCCAGGCCTTGTGCTGTGGGCGCGGGCTTATGACGCTGTCGCTGTGGATGTAGCGCCAAAACGGGCGCACCTTGAGCAGCTCGGGGTCATTGAGTTGCTTCCACCGGCCTGCCGCATAACTGGTGGCCATGTTGGTCTGGTAGATGACGCGGGTGCGCCAGGCTTCACCGGCTTTGGTGCCCTGGCCGGTCCAGCCGCTCCAGCCCGACTTTTGCACGGCTGCTGCAAAGTCTTTGCGGAAGTCGCCGATGCTGGCGCCCCGGATGGACTTCTCCACCGCCAGGCGCAGGTCATTGAGCAGGTCTGCCTTGGTAGCGCCCGCAACAATGAAGGCGCGATCATGCGCAGCGCCTTTTATATCGTCCCAGCGGTCGCTGGGCAGGTTCAGCTTGGCCAGGAAGAAATCAATTTGCTCCTGGAACTGCTGGCGGGCCCCGGCCAGGCTTGTACCTGCGCCAGTGGGCGCGACCAACAGCGCTACCGATGTGGGATCAGCGCGTGTGGCCATCAGGCATCCGGGTCTGGCTCGGATGCCACTGCGACCATGCCTGCCAGCTCAGCGGCTGCGAAGGCCAGGGCCATCACCTCGGTAAGCTGCTCGGTGGGTAGGTCGCCGTAGGCTTGCACCAGCCGGTCACTCAATTGTTGGGGTGTGTCGGCGGCGTTGACCAGGGTGGCAATGGCCTGCATCCAGTCGGCCAACACCACGCTACCCGCCTGGTTGAGCGTTTGGGTGAGCGGGTCCACGGGGCTTTGCACAGACGTTGCGGCTTCCGCAAAGCTGGCGGGTTTGGCATCCCCTTTGGCACCAGGCAATGCCGCTGCCGGTGGTGTGCCTGGTGGCAGCACTACGGGTGCAGGTGGCTGCGTCGGCGGCGGTTCAGGTGCGGCTTCTTCCCAATGCTCGCCATACTTGGCGCGCACGCCCTCAATGGTCATTTTGAAGCCCATGCCAGCCACGTTCTTATCGGTCTCGCTGGCGGCCTTGAGGTCTTCGTCTTTCTTGATGACGCGGTACACACGGCAGGGGCTCAGGCCGTTGTAGTCGCAGAACCAAGTCAGCAGTGTGCTGTTGATGGTTTCGCTCAACAGGTCCGAGTCGGCCTGCGACAGCTCTACGCGCACATCTTCGCGTTCGTTGCTGGCTGCGGCCACCGCACCGCCGCCCTTGCCGCGTGGCGACTGGCCCAGGATCACTTCCATGATCCAGTCGTCCATGTACTCACACAGGCTTTGCTGCGTGGTGATGGAGCCGGTGAGCTTGCTTTCCAACAGCTCCAGGCCCATGCCTTCGGGCGTCATGATCACGCCGTCGTTGCTCATGGCCTTGAGGGCGTCGAACAGCGTGCCTTTTTCTTTGGCGCCTGCGCCCTTGGGGTATTTGCCCCAGGGGGTGGGGGAGCCAAAACGGTCGTTCAACTTGTTCCAGCTCAGGATGCCTTTGCGCTTGAAGAATACCGGCCAATAGAGCTGCAGGCCAAGCCCTGTGCCATAGGGGTTGTCGTCTTCGGGGTTGACCCGGTGCACCATGAATTTGCGATCCGGTACCGGTTCGCCGTTGAGCATGTTTGACTTGGTTAGCAGGCGCAGTGCAGGGCGCGCGTTTTCGTCATCCTGCGCATAGACAAACCGGCGCTGTGCACGCTTGATGACGCGTGCGGCGGTGATCATGTTGTCGCGGACCGTCCAAACAATTTCGGCAGGGACAAAGCCCACCAGCAGCGCGTCCAGCAGCTCGGTGCACAGGGTGTCAAAGTTGATCTGTTTGAGCATTTGCGTGACCACCTCGACGGCTGCATCGCCCGCTGCGCCCTCTTCAATGGACTCCACCTGCCAGGGCTTACCAATCACCGCCAGCTTGCGCCTTTGCAGGCCGCTGTAGACCTTGCCGTCGCGCTTGAGGTCTCGGTACAGCTCAAAGGCCTGGCCGGTGCCGCCGCCGCGCTCCAGCAGCAGGGGGTCATTGCTGCGCAAGACCCCCATGTAGTTGGTCTCATACGGGTCGCGCAGGCGGTTGGCAACCTCGGTATCAAACTCGGGTGCGGGGGGTGCTTTGGGTGGGGCTTTTGCCATCACATAAATCCTTGTGCGTCATATCCACGCGGTTGGCCGCTGGTTTGGTATTCGATGGGGGCGGCGGGGTCTGATCCGGCATGCAGGGCCAATGCCAAGGCCCAGAAGCGGTCGGCGTGGCCATCGGGCGTGCTTTCGGCCACGAAGCGGATGTTGCCGGCAGGCGTGACCACCTTTTGCACCTTGCGCAGATCGGCGCGGATCAATGGGTCATCAGGAATGCGGACCGTCCGGTCTTCCATGGCCCCTTTCAGCGGATAGGCCAGCGCTTCCTTTACCTGGCCGGTGAACGTGACGGCTTCCACGCGGTATTCGCCGAACTGGTCCTGGGCGTCGTCAGACCAACCGATGCCCAAGCCGGTGGCGTCAATACAGATGCGGTCGCAAATCTCAAACCACGGCCACAGGATGGCTTCTTGGGCGCTTTTGCGCATCTTTTCCAGCGTCTCGACGTGACGCGTGTAAAAAACGTCGCCCAGCTGCTCGACCACCCACAGCACGGTCAGGTCTTTCTTGCGCCCAATGTCTACGCCGCAAAACAGCCGCCCCTGGAATGGGCCTTGAAGGCCGCGCTGCCAATCGGTGCCGCCCGAGTACTCGCACGCGGTTATCAAACCATATTCCAGAAACTTGGCGTCGTCGTCGGCGGGCACACAGCCGTATTCTTGGTCGAAGGACTCCTGATCGGCGCAGCCATTTCTGACAAAGTCGAAGTACTCGGCCTCGTCCATACCTTGCTGCTCGGCATCTGCCGGCAGCGCCTGCTGCAGCTTGTACAAAAAGCCCTGGTCCAGGGCATCTTGCAGCGTGACGCGGTGCAGGCTGAGCTTCTTGGGGTTGCCCTTTTCGCGGGCCTCACGGATCAGGCCGTTGAAGAAGCTGTACGAGCCCCGGTGTGTGCTGATCACCTCCATATTGCCGCCCCAGGTGATGCCGGGGTAGGCAATGGCCCACAGCTTGCGCTGGTCTGCGTGCAGGGCAAACTCGTCCAGCACACGGCTGCCGCGCTTACCAGCCTGGGCGTCTGGGTTGCTGCTCATGCTGTGGATGCGCCGGCCGCTGGCAAACTGCAGCACGTAGGCCGTCAACTTGTCTTTGGCATCAACCACCACCTCGCCCAGGTCTTTGGCGGCCAAGTTCATGATGCCCGCCCACAGCTTGCAGTCTTCAATGAATAGCCGCGCCTGTATGTCGTCGCGGCTGCTCACCCATTCGTCAAAGCGGGCGCCCTGGGCTGCGGCGCGTTCGTCCGTGCCGTAGGCTGTGGACCAGCTGATGCCGATCTGGCGCGACTTCTCCACCAGCTTGATGCGCGAGTTGTCCTTGATCCATTTGCTTTGGAAGGGAAGGAAGATGGCGTCCCGGTCAGCGGGTATGGCCTTGGCGCGTCCTTTGATAGTGGCCATCAGACAATGCCCAAGGCCTCACGGATGGCCTTCTTCGTGTCTTCGGTGACACCGCCTTTGTTGCCCATGGCGTCCAGCTTGGCGCGTTGTTCTTCTAGTAGTTTGCGCCGTGCTTCGTCGGCTACGCTGCGGCGTTCTCTCAAGTTCAGGCTGCGGGCCTCTTGGGCGGTCTTGGCGGCGCGGGCCAGGTCTAGCACATCGCTAATGTCCATCTTCTCGCCATTGGCTGTATCTTCAATCGCCTGCAACGCACGGCGGCTGGCCAGGGTGGTGACGGCCTGTGCTAGCAGGGCACCGCTTTTGGCGTCAAAGTTATCGCCCAGCTCCGCCACCAGGGATTCTGCGGCCACGGTCATTTCGCGCTCATGGGCCACGATCTCTCGGATGCCCAGGCTGTAGCGCTGCACGGCGCTGCGGCTGGGCAGCACGCCGGTTGCGGCCAGGCTGGGGAATGCCTGCTGCAGGTCGGCAATCATCTCGTCCAGCGTCAGCCGGTTGTCCCGCAAGTGCTTTTGAATGCGGGCGCGCGCCTCGGGCGGCAGGCGGTCTATGGTGGCTTTGCGTCCCATGGGCTAGGCCCTGGGGCGGTTGACGCCATCCACACGGCCACGGCCTTCGGCCACGTCTTGGCCGCGCTCGGATAGCGTGGCCACAATCACAGAGCCCGCTTCCTCCAGAGTCAGCAAGCCCTGTTCTGACAACCAACGCAGCTCGGTCTTCACCTGGTCGCGCGTCATGGTGTGGCCCATCTGGTGTAGCAGGTTGGACAGCACCGAGCTGTTGTGCCGGTACGAGGGCATCTCGCTCAAAACGCGCAGCAGCACCAGGCGCTGGTCTTGCCGCAGATGTTCTGCAAAGTCTTTTGTGGCCATAAGATCACTCATTTCTGAATCAAAAAGTCTTCAATGCGCCGCACGCTGACGCGGATGTCGGCCATCTCACGCTGCAACGTCTCCTTCAGGTCTTGCAGCTCCCGGGTATGGTCATCGCGGCGCAGGTATAGGCGGGGTATTTCTGACTGCAACTTGAGAAACTCGCGCTCCAGTTGGAAGTGGGCCTCCTGGTGCTTCTCGAAGATGTCTGAAATACCCTTGAAGCGCGTGTCTTGCGATTTTTCAAACTGGTGATAGAGCAGCTTGAGCGCACCCCAGGCCGCGCTGAACAGGGCGATAAGGATAAAGATCAGATTCGCCAGATTTACTTCGATAGTCATGGGCGTGGTGTCTCAGTAGTTGCGGGCGCGGGCGCGGGCGCGGGTGCGGGCGCAGTTGCGTTTGGCGTGGGCTGCAGGTGCCAGTCAATCAAGGCGTCAAGCCGGGCACGGCAGACTTCATACTGGGCACCCGCGTCAATGGCCCAGGTGGCGATATCGGTGTCGGTGCTGACGATGTTGGTGATGTCGCCAACGCCGCCGATGTCGGTATCGGTGGCAGGGGCTGCACCCGTTGCAGCAACGCCGCCGACGGTCGGGGCGAGACCACGGACACTGAGGCCGGGGGCGCTGTTGAGCACGCGCAGAGCAGACCCGCCCAGGCAAGCCCGCCCAGTAGTAACTTGGTGAATGGCATCGCGTTTCTCCCTTGCCAGTTGGTTGATATCGGCCTGGCGCAATTCCAATCCCGTTACGAGCTGGTCGCCCCGGTCATTGGCGGCTTGCAACACCTCGGCAGTGCGCTCAGAGGTGCGCAGCTTTTCGCGGGCGTAGGCGGTCTCCCGCTGCGCCAGTTGGGTAAGCAGCGGCGCGCGGCCAGTTGACCAACCCAAGCACCCGGCCGCGGCTAGTGCAATGCCCGCAACCAATAGTGCGATCCAGCGTGTGATGGGGTCGCTCATGGCTGCACCTCGCCCAGGCACTTCTTGCGTGTTTGTTGACGGCGCGCCCACAGGCCGGAGCAAGTCTTGTTACCCGGTGCAGAGCAATCGACGTTGCCCACCCTGCGCCATTGCAGGACGGCATCACATGCGCCTGCATAGTCCAAAGCGTTGAGCTTCTTGACCAGCGTGGAGCTGCAGAAGGCGGCTGGCCCGATGTTGTAAGCCAGGTCGATGAAGGCGTCGTACTCGTACTGGTGCAGGGGCGCTGTCACGCATTGCTTAAGCGCGCCTTCAAATGCTTGGATGTCTGACAGCTTGCGCTGCAAGGCCTTGACCGGCGTAGTGGTGTCACCCATCTTCACGCCGCCGGTGGTGCCAAAGCCTATGGTGGGAACGGCGGTGCCTTTAACGGGGTCGGGCACAGCCTTGTCGGTATAGCCCTCGTTCACCGCAATGCCCACCAGGCCGGCGGCGGACAGCACTAGCGATGCGATGACGGAGCGGTTTGTATTGGACATAGCCGTGACTTTGCCGCGCGCGTGCGTGACGCAATAACTGAAACGCTTCAGTTATTGGGGTGGCGGCCAAGCGCTGACACTGAAAACCTCAGACCGCACACCACCCACCAAGTAGCAAGATGAAACCACCCATAGGCCACGACCCCCAGTTTTTGGGCATGCGGATTCTGTTTGTATCGGACTACCCGCACCTGCCTGATGTGATCGGCGGGCTGCAAACCACAACAGACGATCTGTGTACTGCCTTGACCGGCATGGGCGTCCAAGTGGCCGTCGTGTGCGGGCAGCACGAAGATGCCTCACCGGCTCCGGCTTCTAAGGCGCAGTGCGACACGCTATTGGGCTACCCGGTGTTTCGCGTGGTTGACCCCGTACACGATCTGGCTGCGGTGGTTGCCGATTGGAACCCTTCAATCATCGTCGTGCAAAGCGGCACCACGCTATTGCCCTTGGTGGTCAGTGCGCTGGAAACTGGCAAGCCCACGGCAGTCTATTTGCACAACGTAGAGCCGCACCGATTGGGTGGAACACTGGTAGCCGACCCGGCCATTTTGTACTTGAGTAATTCGGCATTTACTGCGCAACGTTGGCGCGCCCTTTGCGGTATAGACAGCGTCGTTGTGCCACCGCTGATATTGCCCGAGCGTTATCTGGCCAGCAGTGGCGGCGACCGCGTTCTGTTTGTCAATCCCATCCCTATCAAGGGCGTGGAGATCATGTTTGAACTGGCCGCTGCCTGCCCGGACATACCATTTTTAGTGTGCGAAAGCTGGGAGCTAGACCCGCGCTGGCGCGCCCACTGCCTACAGCGCGCGGCAAGCTTGCCCAATATCGAATGGTCACCGCCCATACGGGACATGCGCGCCGTGTACGCCCGTGCGCGCACGCTGCTGATGCCCAGCCTGTGGGAAGAAGCCTATGGCCGCACCGTGGTTGAGGCCCAAATCAACGCCATACCCACTGTT